AGCGGCGGCCTGTATGGGATTTCTGCGGGAACGGACGAGCGCAAGGCGCTCAAGGAAAGAGAGCCGGATATCGGCAAATTCCATCAGATCACATCCTTTCGTCAAGATTCTACCATTTTGGACGAAGGGGACACAAGAGGGGAGGAAACCAAATGATCCAGGAGGAGAAGGACATCCTGCGCAGCCTGGCGCAGGCGCTGGAGATTCTGCCCAGCGACAAGAAGGAGCGCGTTGCCGGATACGCAGAGGGCGTGGCCGACATGAAGGAAGAGATGGAGCGAAGGCTGGCGCTGGCGCAGGCCAGCGCGCAGGGGGCGTGAGCGTTTAAAAAACAGAAAGGAAGGTGGCACGATGGAAAGGCATGCGCAGGCATTGGAAGCGATCAAGGTAATGGAAAAACCGATGATCACCCCGGCCGAGGCCGCGCCGGTGATCGGCTGCGATCCGCACTGGATCCGCCTGATGGCCAGGCAGAAGCCGGAAGGCCTGGGCTTTCCGGTGACGATCGGCGGAAAAAAGGGGACGCGAACGTACATCCCGAGGCTCCCGTTTATCCGGTATGTCGAGGGGATGTAAAAAAGCAAGGCGATCTACAAGAGCATGAAAGGGGAGCAGAGATGAGCGAAACCAAGAAGCTGCATTACAAGGCCGTGGACGGAACGGCGGAAGGCGTGGTCTATGGAGACGCAGAGGGCATCCACGATTACAACCTCGGGGAAAGGCTGGGTCCGGAAGGAGAGCCGGGGCTGCCGGAAGACAAGAACGAGCCGGTGGATCTGCTGAACGAGGCGTATGACGCGATCTGCATCAAGAGCGCAAGAGAAGTGAGAAGACAGGCGGACAACAAATGTCTTGAAGCGATGAACAGGATCTGCGACGCGATGACGTTGGTTTGCGCGAGGATGGAAGCGCTGCAGCCCTTCCCGGATGTCGAGGGGCTTGCTTCCCTTGCAGAAGAGATGGCCGCGCTGGGTGATAGCCTTGCGAAGATCAGGAAGAGCATGGAGAGCGCACCCATGTTCACGGGGTACTGCGTATGAGCAGCGAATGGCGAATCGCGATCACGCGATACACAGGCGGCGCGGAATACAAGCTGATGCGCTTTGATGAGTGCTACGGGAAGTTCAACGGAATCGAAGAGCTGAAGCGATTCGGCGATCTGATTAAGAAGGACCTGAACATGGAGCGGGTGATCCCGTTGCGCGAAAGCGTGCGGCATGACTACGAGGAGATCATACGGGTGATTGAGGCGGAGGAATGAAGGAAACAGAGGCATATTGTCCGCTGCTTGGATGCTTTTACAGCGTCGTGGTGGACGCATACATGGGGATATGCGGAAGAATATCCATGCACTCGGCACGAAAAAACGGGAAGACCATCTGGATGCATCGGGTGTGGGCAGCGAGAATGATGCGACTGCGATTCCGGGCGCTGGAGGTCATAAGGGAAGACAAGGCGAGAAGATGGCGTGAGGCCCTGCGGATGGGCGCCGACAATCCATAAAACAAGAAAGGAGAACCCTCTTGCGATTATCAATGCGGGATGTGCCAACAACCGCGGCGCTCATCCGGAGGATCTCCTATATGCGGGAGTAGCTTAAGAGGGAAAGCGAGATTGAAGCGCGAGAAGCTGCGCGGGAACCATACATTCCAAGCGGGCGAAAAGATCTATTGCGGGTTCGAGACCCGCCTTCCGCACCAGATCCAAACCCATCTTCTAGACGGTGCGCTTCGGTAGTGTTCCGTTTATCGAGGCGACCGGATGGGCAGGCGCATCGCATACTGCGTTAGTGTATGCACGGTCGAGATCGGAGGCCGATAGATAAGCGCGGTCGAGACGTCGGGCTGCGCACCGATCATTCATGGCAGGCGCTGGAGGAGCACGATGGCGGCTTTCTTCATAGGAGCCAACACCAACCTCTCTTTATCAATCATATAGATCTTTGTTGACGCGGAGCACCTTGCGCCATACGTTCGCAGTTCGAATCTGCGGCCTGCCACAAGCCGAAAGGCAGATTCAATCTGACGGTCCGGAAAGACGAACAAAAAGGTTATTGAGTTCGCTATTGCCCCATCCGGCAGGGGAGAAAGGAGGACGAGCCGGACAAGGAAACCTGCATCCCACAATTTCATATTTCGCGCAACCTGCAGCGGTCGTCTCAAGGCGCAGTGACACCATTTTTCTGGCCAGCTGCGGGAACAAAAATTTCATATGAGCGGATCGGCACAACCAAGTAACAAAAAGGACATACATGAGCGCTGTGCCGCGTGCAAAGCACGGCGTGCGCCGATCCGCATCCGCTGCGGCGGGGACCTCATCCGTCTCCGCTGGAGCGGAGCCACCTTCCCCAGAGGGGAAGGTTAAGCGGGCGTCGTCCAGAGGCAGGACACCGGCTTCCCAAGCCGGGAACGCGGGTTCGAATCCCGTCGCCCGCTCCAGATTCAATATGAAAGAAGGAACAAAGCATGAAAGACGCGATTCTGATCACGCTGGCCATCGTCCAGCTGATCATGCTGGTGGGCCTAGTGGCCTGCCTGCCGCACCTGTACCGCAAGGAAGCCGCAAAGGAGAGAAATGCATGAGACCGAACAACGGCGTGACGCGCTGCCCGAAGGATTGCCCGAACCGCAAGGCGGGCTGCCACAATGTGAACACCTGCGAGCACTGGCGCAAGCAGGTGGAAGAGAACCGGGCGCGCCTGCTGAAGCGCGATGCAGAATTCGCGGCGAAGCGCCGCACATGGGAAGAAAGAGGGATCAGACCATGATGGACGTCGCCTGCGGGCTGCTCTGGATCGCGCTTGCGGCCGCCGTGATCCGATTCATCTGCATGGCCGTGAAGATCTACAGGGCATTTTTCGGGAGGGAAAACAGATGACATGGAAGTGGGCGCTTCTGATCGTGCTGGCCATCGTGGCCGCTCTGCTCATCGTGTGGGCCGCGCTCAAGGCGATCAACGGGATCTGGTTTGAGATCGAGACGCTGATGCGCTGCCTGGGTGAGCGCTGAGATGAAGGAGGACAGGCCGGGCACACTGGTATGCGTCTGCGCGGCGGACGGCAGGATTCTGCTGAACGCGCCGTATGACAGCGAGGACTGCCGGGTGATGACCCGCAGGCAAAAGCGCACATCCGCGCCCGACGCTGGAGGTACGGAAGGCAGGAAAAAGGAGGCAACACATGAAAACATGGACACAGCGCGAGTATGACGCCGAGGCGAGAACATCGCACGGCGTCATTCTTGGAACAGGGGACTTTCGAAGGATCGACTTCCGCGGGCGGCATCATCTGGTGATCGGCCCGCAGAGCATCATCGGCAAGGATGCGCACCTGGGCGAGAGATGCCAGATCGGCGACTATTGCGAGATCGGCAGCGGGCTGGTGCTGGGCGCATTCAGCAAGATCGGGGAGCATTGCCACATCGGCGAGAATGCGATGATCGGCGAGAACTGCCGGATCGGGCGGGGCACATGCTTTGCAACGGGCGTGGGCGTCGGGCCGGGAACGGAGATGGGCGCCGGTGTGCAGCTGCCACGCGTATGCCAATACCTGTTTGATTACAGAGCGCGGGAAGCGGACGGCAGAACGCTGGTGACCTGCGTTCCGGAATACGGCGTGGCAATCCACGCATTCAAGGCGATACGCGACGGCGCGCCATGCGTATGCGTGGTGAGCAAGGGCAGCCTGCGGACGCTGGACGAATTTGAGGAATTCGCGGTGGACGCGGCCTGCTGCTGTGGCATGACGGGCACGATGAGCGACATCGAGGACGGGCAGCGCATGCTGGCGACGGCGAAATACATACGCGCGCTGTTCAGCGCGGCGGGGATGTGCGCACCGAGACGATCAGCAGGCTGAGGGGCTTTCTACTATATAAATGCGAAGCGAGAGCGGCGGGTCTATGACCCGTTGCCCCGCCTCGTATGGGAGTATTAACAAATCGCCGAAAGATTTGAGAGCTACGCGAGAGGTGCTGGCGGATGGATACGAGCGCGAAGGATTGCCTGGTGCTGTTTGACACGAGCGTGGGCGGACGTCTGGACGGGGGCTGGCGAGCGGGCGTGCTGCACCAGAGGACGAAGACGATCAAGGCCGGGCCGATGGTGTATGTGGAGTGCTTCCCGGTGTGGGACTGCCGCACGGCGCAGAGGGCGCGATCCGAGGCGAAGAAAGAGGCGCACCGCAAGGCGCAGGAGAGGCTGAACCGGCGCAACGCCCGCAAGAAGCTGGACAGGCTGGTGAATGCGAACTTCGGGAGCGGGGATCTGATCATCACCTGCACCTACGGGCACGGGAAGCAGCCGCAGGACGATGAGCGGGCGGCGAAGGATATACGCAACTACATCAAGCGCATCCAGTACCGCAGGAAGAAGCGCGGCCTGCCGGAGATGAAATACATATACATGACGGAGATCACGGTTTCTGCGCAGTACGGCGTGCGATACCACCACCACATCATCATGAGCGGGGGCATCGGGCGGGACGAGGCGGAGGCCTGCTGGGGGAAGAAGCACGGGGGGATCTGCAATGCGAAGAAGTGCCAGCCAACGGACCGTCACCTGACGGGCTTTTCCCGATACCTGACGATGGACAAGCGGGAGCGCACGATGGAGGAGGACGGGAAGAACCCGCAGAGGAAGATGCGGCGCAGCTGGGTGCCGAGCAAGAATCTGACGGATCCAGTGGAGAGCGTGGCGGACAAGAAGATCAGCATACGCAAGGCGGGGCGGATCGCGGAGACCGTGGAGGACTTTGGCAGGGCGCGGGAGATCTTCGCGGCGCTGTATCCGGACTGCGAACTGCTGGAAGTGAGCGCCAAGCGCAGCCAATGGGCGGCGGGCGTTTATGTGTATGCGGAGATGAGAAGACGACCGCCAGATGGGCGGGGGAAGGATGAAAAAGGATGAACATGAACACGGAGATGGTCAGGACACTGATGGCAAAGCTTTTGGAAGCGGTAAAGAAGGTGAGTGAGGCAAGTGTACGTTTTGGAGCATCTGCGTATGAGAAAGAAGAAAATCAGAAGAAGCGCAGCGAGGAGCTTCACGCTGCGTGCGGACACCTCGAGGGCGTGGTTGAAACGGTATGCGCCGTGCTGGATACCTGTGATGAGGTGTGCGGGAAGTGAACAGAGAAAAGAGACCGACCGCGGCTGACGTGCTGCCCGTACCCACGGAGAGCGCGGAGCAGCAATGCCTGTTCCGCTGGGCGGCATACAACCGCGGGCGCTGGCCGGAGATGGAGCTGATGTATCACATTCCCAACGGCGGGACGCGAAGCAAGAGCGAGGCCGGACGCTTCCGCGCGGAGGGAGTAAAGGCGGGTGTGCCCGACATCTGCCTGCCGGTCGCACGGGGCGGCTATCACGGGATGTACATCGAGATGAAGCGGCGCAAGGGGGGCAGGGTATCGCCCGAACAGGCCGCATGGATCGACGCGCTGATTCACGAGGGATATGTCGCCGTCGTATGCCGGGGATGGGAAGAGGCGGCGAGGGAGATTGAGAGGTACATGAGCCATGAAGCTGGGCAGTCTGTTTGACGGCAGCGGAGGCTTTCCGCTGGCAGGGGCGCTGTGCGGGATTGAACCCGTGTGGGCGTCGGAGATAGAGCCGTTTCCGATCCGGGTGACGACACAGCGCTTTCCGCGCATGAAGCACCTGGGCGATATCACAAAGATCGACGGCGGCAAGATCGAGCCGGTGGACGTGATTACGTTCGGTTCGCCATGTCAGGATCTGAGTGTGGCGGGAAAGAGAGCGGGCATCCATGACGGAGCACGCTCCAGTCTGTTCTTTCACGCCGTGAGGATTATGAGGGAAATGCGGGAGGCAACCAATGGAGTATATCCAAGAATCGTTATTTGGGAAAACGTGCACGGAGCTTTCTCCAGCAACGGCGGCGAAGACTTCCGCGCCGTGCTCCAAGCCCTCTGCGAAATCGCAGACGGTGGGGCTGATGTTCCTCGACCTGCGAAAGGGAAATGGGGGGGTGCTGGCGCCATCGTGGGAGACGGCTACAGCATTGCCTGGAGGACATACGACGCTCAGTATTGGGGAGTGCCCCAGAGACGCCGTCGAATCTACCTTGTCGCAGATCTTGGAGGAGAGCGCGCCGGAGAAATACTCTTTGAGCAAGAAGGCGTGCGCGGGAATTCTGCGCAGGGCATTCCGGCGCGGGAAGAGGCTTCCGTACATGCTGCTGGAGGCGCTGGCGGAGGCGGTTGTGCTGGAGGAATAGGCGCGTTCCATCTCCAGCAGGAGCCGATTTGCGGGGGCATATCGCCGTGCATCGGTGGGCAGCATCAGGCGACCGTCGGCGTATTCATGGGCGGTCAGGGTGAAAAGGCCGGAGGAATCGGATACAGCGAGAAAGCCGCGCCGGCGCTTCGGGCCGCGAACAGCGGGAGCAATCAGGTACCGGATATCGTTTATCCAGATGTTGCGCGGACGCTGACAGCGGAACATGACAGTTCGCCATGTGCGGACCGTGGGCAGAATGTGGTAGCAATTGACTGCCGAAATCTGGTTGGCAACGCAGAACTGAGCGGGACACTACAGGCGAAAAACGAAGGCGGGTACAGTCTAAATTTCATGAATCCTGTTGTATACGATGCGCGCGGAAATGGTGCGGGGGGTGGCCCCGACGATAACAGGACAGCATAACGCGAATATATCGGACTATACGGCGGTGGCGGTGTTTCGCATGGAAGCATTCGGTCGATACAGCGAGGGGGGGGCAAAGCTCCGCTTTGAAAGCAAGGGACTATAAAGACGCGACAGATCTGGTCGTGCAGAAGGACAAACGGCGATACATCATCCGCCGTCTGACGCCGCTGGAGTGCTGCAGGCTGCAGGGCTTCCCGGATTGGTGGACGGAGGGCTGCGAGAGACACCAGATCAGCATGGAGCATGCGACGAACAAGACGCTGTTTCTGCACGTCAATCCGACGGGCGCGATCGAGGGCAAGGACAGCCCGAAGTACAAAATGTGGGGCAACGGAATCGCCTTGCCGTGTGCGCTGCATGTGATGCAGGGCGTGGCGAGGATGCTGGAGGAGAGAACATGAACAAAGCACTATTCTCATCAAACCGAATGGACTGGGAAACGCCTGATGAATTGTTTGAAAGCGTAAACAGAGAGTTTGGGTTTACGCTTGACGCGGCAAGTTCTCACGAAAACGCGAAATGCAGAAGGCACTACACGGAAAAAGAGGATGGACTTTCTCAGAATTGGGGGGGTGAAACCGTCTGGGTAAACCCGCCGTATGGGAAGGAATTGCCGAAATGGATTCAAAAATGTGCGCAGGAAGGAAGAAAGCAAAACACTACGGTGGTTATGCTGATACCGGCAAGGACAGACACCAAGGCATTTCATGAACACATTTACGGAAAAGCAGAAATCAGGTTTATCAAGGGAAGGTTGAAGTTTAAGGGGGCAAAGACAGGAGCGCCATTTCCGTCAATGCTGGTAGTTTTCAGAGGAGGACACGAATGAAAATCACGAAAATCAAGAAGCTGTGCGTGGAGGCGCACATGTGCATGATATGGGAGACGGGCGGGGATCGCCAATGGATCGGCACGCCGGACGCGATCTACCCGGTGGACGGGCTGAAGATCGACAAGCAGAACGTGAAAGTGATCTTTGATGCGCCGGATGCGGACAACAAAATGGACATCGGCGTGGAAGAGATCGTGATGTGTGAGCTGGTGCCGGATGACAGCGAGATCAACTACGAACTGGAACGCTGGAAGGAAATGAACTGCGGCATCCCGATCGTATATCTGGGAGAAAAGCTCTATCCGCTGGTGCATGAGGACGGGATCCTGTTCGTGCGTGCGGACTTCATCAGCCCGGCGATCTGCAAGAACGATTATCTGGTGTTCAAGATGACATACAACGGGTTCGGGCATCCGCTGGTGATGATCGGAAACGGGCTGGAGACCACGGGCATCGTGAGGCCTGTGCCGACGAAGGAGGCGGAGAACCTGCTGGATCTGCTGGGAAGATATGCGCAGCTCAAGCCGGGCGGATCACCTGCCAAGGAAGATGGGCGATACATCAGGCCGCAGGAGACGGATGCCGGACAGATCGCAATGGACGAGATGATGGAGGATGAATAACATGACAGTGCAGCAGGCGATTAACATTGTCGCAGAGGAGGCCGTACGCAGGAGAAGGCTTGCGCAGGATCTGATCGAGCCGCCGACGGACGAAAAGTCAATCAGGCATGCCAATAACCTGGAAGAGAAAGCCGAAGCGATGGAAAAGCTGGTGAAGATCGCGCGGCTCTGGGTGAGAACCACGGACGAATAAGGCTGGAGGAATGCGATGTACAAGACGCTGGAGATGATCCGGGAGAAGATGCTGGAAGCCGAACAGCTCAACGAGCAGATCGCGCGGATCTCGGTGACGTACAGAAGTCAGAACTATGACGGCATGCCCAAGGGCGGCAGCGGTGACGGCATGGCGGGGCGGATCATTGCCAAGGAATTCATCGAGAAGCGGCGCGACCTGCTGATCGGAGAGATCAAAGAGATGGAGGGCCGGGCGAGGAAGGCGATGGACAAGCTGCCGGCGCATTTGTACACATTCTGCACATGTTACTTTCTGGGCGGGTGCTCGGTGGCCGACACCTGCAAGATTCTGGACAGGGATGAGACGACGTTCTACAGGTACAAGCGGGAAGTCAAGAAAATGCTAGGTGAATGACACCTAAATGCTAGGTTGACGCGCCATATAAATGGTGATTATGATAAAATCAGCAAAGAAGTACAGAGGGACGAGAGGACATGCCGAGAAAGGTGTGTCCTCTTTTCGCGTAATCGGGAGGGCTGGAGGATGCGCAGGGAGTTCGCCAGGGCATTCTACAGCAGCGGCGCATGGAAACGATGCAGGAAAGATTACGCCAAATCAGTGGGAAATGTGTGCGAAAGGTGCATCAAAAACGGCGTTATAAAGCCGATTGATGAGGTGCATCACAAGATCGCGCTGACGCCGGAGAACATCAACGATCCGATGATCACGCTGTGCTGGGACAACCTGGAAGGACTGTGCGAGAAGTGTCACAAATCGATCCGTAAAAAGAAGAAGCGTTATTTTGTGGCGAAGGACGGAGAGCTAGTCATCCCGGAGGCCCCCTAGGTGTGTGACGGGCGACCGGATGGCGTCTACTCCGGTGTGTTCCTCGAAATTCCTCTCTCAGGCGCATATGACCCCTCCCCAAATTAGCAAGAATGGAGGCAAGCTGATGGGAAAGAGCAGAGAACAGAAAGAAATCGACAGACTGACGGCGATTTACAAAAACCTGCCGCCGAATCAGTTTGCTGTGGCGCAGGGGCTGATCGTGCAGGCGGCGAGGCTGCGCGTATCGCTGGATGACCTGTGGAAGGACATCAAGAAAAACGGACGGACGGAGATGTTCAGCCAGAGCGAGAACGCGCAGCCGTACCAGAGGGAGCGGCCGGCGGCGAAGCTCTTCACGGCGACGGACAAAAACTACCAGGCGATCATGAAGCAGCTCAATGACATCTGCCCGCCGAGTGCAAAGGAATCGAAACTGAAATCGATGATGGATGATGAATAACGCCATCCTCGAATATTACCAGCAGATCAAAAACGGCGACGTGATCGTCGGCATGTGGATACGGCTGATCTACGCTTATATCGTCAAAGGGCTTGAAGACAAGCTCTTTTTCTTTTCCCAGAAAAAGGCAAACCGCGCGATCCGGTTCATCGAGAATTTCTGCCACCACAGCAAGGGACGAAACGACCTGCTCAAGCTGGAACTTTGGCAGCGGGCGATCGTGTCGTGCATCTTCGGAATCGTGGATGAAAACGGCGTGCGGATCTTCCGCGAGGTCGTGATCATCATCGGACGCAAGAACGGCAAGAGCCTGTTTGCCTCCGCGATCATCGCGTACTGCCTGTACATGGACGGGGAATATGGCGCGGAGATCTACTGCGTGGCGCCGAAGCTGGACCAGGCAGAAATCGTATACAGCTGCTTCTGGCAGATGGTGATCGCGGAAGAGGAGCTGCAAGAGATCACGCGCCGGCGAAAAAGCGATTACTACGTGGAAGAAACGAACAGCTTCGTCAAGAAGATGCCGTTCAACCACAAGAAGAGCGACGGCCTGAACCCACATGTGACGGTGTGCGACGAGATCGCAAGCTGGCAGGGCGATCAGGGCCTGAAGCAGTACGAGGTTTTCAAATCCGCGCTGGGCGCCAGAAAGCAGCCGCTGCTGCTGTCCATCAGCACGGCGGGCTATGTGAACGAGGGAATCTATGACGAGCTGATCAGGCGATGCACGCGCTTTCTGCTGGGGGACAGCAAGGAGCGCAGGCTGCTGCCGCTGCTGTACATGATTGATGATATTGACAAATGGAACGATATCAACGAGCTGCGAAAGAGCAATCCGAATCTGGGCGTGAGCGTATCGGTGGATTATCTGCTGGAGGAGATCGCCATCGCCGAGGGCAGCCTGTCCAAGAAGGCGGAATTCATCACAAAGTATTGCAACCTGAAACAGAATTCCTCGCAGGCCTGGCTGTCCAGCCAGACGGTGCAGAAGTCGCGCGGCAAGATGCTGCAGCTGGAGGACTTCCGCGGGACGTACTGTGTGGGCGGCATCGACCTTTCTGAGACGACGGACCTGACGGCGTGCTGCGCGGTGATCGAAAAGGACGGGCGGCTCAATGTGTTCACGCAGTTCTTCCTGCCGGCCAGCAAGATCGAAGAGGCAACAGCGCGCGACGGACTGCCCTATCAGCAATACGTGACGCGCGGACTGCTCAGAGAATCGGGCGAGAACCGCGTGGATTACGAGGACTGCATCAAGTGGTTCACGGATCTGGTGGAGCAGTACGAGATTTATCCGCTGCACATCGGATACGACCGGCACTGCGCGCTTGAAATGGTCAAGAAGATGGAGCAGTACGGATTCCACATGGAGAGCGTGACGCAGGGCGAAAACCTGACGGGCATCATCAACGAGACCGAGGGCAGGGCGAAGGACGGCGACTACAACGTCGGCGACAACGACCTGATGGCGGTGCACATGCTCAACGCCACAATCAAGATCAATGCGGAGACAAGACGAAAGAAACTGATCAAGCCGAGCGCGACGGAGCGCGTGGACGGCATGGCGGCGCTGCTGGACGCCATGTGTATGCGCCTGGTGCATGGCGCGGAGACGGGCGAGCAGCTGAAAAATGCGGGGTGATGACGATGGGAATGTTTGAAAAGATCTTCGGCAGGATGCGCAAGGGCACACAGAGCGCCGATTATTTCAGGACGCTGACGGCATATCAGCCGGTTTTCAGATCCTGGAACGGGAAGCTGTACGAGAGCGAACTGGTGCGCAGCGCGATCGACGCCAGGAGCAGGCACATCAGCAAGCTGCATGTGCATATCGAGGGCAGCGCCAATGCGAAACTGCAAAGCAGGATGCGGCTTGCGCCCAATGATTTCCAGACGTGGAGTCAGTTCCTGTACAGGACGAACACCATTCTGGATATGCAGAACAGCGTTTTCTTTGTGCCGATGATCGACGAGTACGGCAGGAAGATCGGCGTATATTCGCTGCTGCCGAGCATGTGCGAGGTGGTGCAGGCAGGCGGCGAACCCTGGCTGCGCTACACGTTTTCAAACGGGGAAAAGGCCGCGATTCCGCTCAAGGAAGCGCGGATCATGACCAAATTCCAGTACAAGGATGAATTCTTCGGAGAGCGGAACGACGCGCTGAACACGACGCTGGAACTGATCAACATGCAGAATCAGGGCATCGGCGAGGCGGTGCGAAATTCCAACACGTTCCGCTTCATGGCGAAGGTGAACAACTTCACCAAGCCGGAGGATCTGGCGAAGGAGCGCAAGAGGTTCAACCGCGAAAACCTTCAGGCGGATAGCGCCGGCGGGCTGCTGCTTTTCCCGAACACATACAGCGAGATCAAGCAGATCGAATCTTCGCCGTATGTGGTGGACGCCAAGCAGCAGGAACAGATCAACGTGAACGTGTTCAACTATTACGGAGTGAACACAAAGATCATCCAGAACATCGCAACGGGCGACGAGTGGGCCAGTTTCTACGAGGGCGCGGTCGAGGTCTTCTCGATCCAGTTTTCCGAAGTGATGACGGCGATGTTCTTCACGGAAAACGAGCAGGCGCGCGGGAACAGGATCTACGCGACGGCCAACCGCCTGCAATACATGAGCAACCAGGACAAGCTCAACGTGTCGCGCGACATGGCGGACCGCGGGCTGATGATGATTGACGAGATCCGAGAGATCTGGAATATGCCGCCGCTGCCGAATGGGCTGGGGCGTTTTTTCACGCTTCGCGGCGAGTATTACCTGCTCGGCGAAGACGGCAGCGTGAAGAAAAAGGGAGAGACGACAAAGGAGGGAAGCGGCAATGCCAATGAAGACGGAGCGTGAATACCGCGCGCTGTCAGCCGTGATGGAGGCGCGCGCGAACGCCAAAGAGGAAGAGATGATCGTCGAGGGCTACGCGACGACGTTCAATCAGCCGTACGACCTGTTTACATATCAGGGCGTGCGCTACATGGAGCAGGTGGACCCTTCGTCGTTTGAAGCATGCGACATGGACGACGTGATCATGCAGTATGACCACGCGGGCCGTGTGTTTGCCCGAACGCGAAACGGGACGCTGAAACTTGAGGTTGACGATCGGGGCCTCAAGATCACGGCGGATCTGAGTAGAACCGATACGGCGAGGCAGCTGTATCAGGAGATCCGCGCGGGCATGATCGATCGAATGAGTTTCGGTTTTATCGTCGGAGCGGACGAGAGAACAACGACCAGGGATGAGGACACCGGAAAGAGCACGGTGATGCGCACGATCAAGCACTTCAAGAAGCTCTACGATGTGTCGGCTGTCAGCATCCCGCAGAACGACCAGACGAGCATTTCGGCGCGCATGATCAGCGACGGATGGATCGCTGAGATGGTGGAGGCGGAGAGACTTCGCGCGCAGAGAAAGGCGAGGCTGGCGCTCAAGATCAAGATGATGGAAGGAGAATTCGCATGAATATCGACGAGATCATGAAGCTGGACATCGGCGGCGTGGAGAAGCGCCTGGGCCAGCTGAAGGATGAGATGGACGCGGAGAACGCGGACATCGCTGCGCTGGACAAGGAATACGACCAGCTGGAGGCGCGCCGCAAGGCCATCAAGGCCGAGGCAGAGACCAGAAAGCAGCTGGCGGACAAGATCGCCAAGGGCCAGACCGGCACCGAGGTGAGGAACTTCAAGGAGATGGAGGAGAAGAAAATGGAGAACGAAAAGCGCTATGACCGCACCAGCCCGGAAT